GGCTACGAATGTCAGAGTGATGTAGTTGATAGACCTTGTGGGCTTCAGGTAGATATCTGCTCTGAATTCATTGTTGTCAACGACATCAGGTGTGTTGTTTGTGGTGTCACAAACAATCAGGTATCCACTAAGTCCTCTCTTAGCCTCAACATCTCTCAGATATGGTTCAACGATATTCACAAAGTTGGACCTCGTGATTGGATCGTTGAGTTCAAAGAGTTGTGCGTTTGCTGCTCCTTCAAGAGCCTGTTCCACTGTGAGGAACAATCTTCTAACATTGATTCTATCGAATGCTGAAGAATAAGCGAGTGCGGTCTTATCACCAAACAGGAGAATACCAGATCCTCTCTGATTTACAATCGAGTTGATTCTTGAACCATACAGGACATCTCTTTGTGCCTTGTTGGGGTTGTAAGACAACTTGATAGCGTTGTTCAGAACACCTCTAGCCAATCCAGCTGGAGAGAACCAAGGATATGCTTCAATAGCCGTTCTTACCATCAAACCAGCCACATCAGCGTTGGTTGGAAGATAACGGAACTCGTTATTGAATCTATCGTAGGTGTACTTGTAACCAGAATCAAACACAGCGTATGAGGAAGAACTCAGTGAGGAATAGAACCTCAGGAGATTTTCAGTAACTGTATCTGGGTTATTGACACTAACAACACCTGCTCTGTGAGGTGAGATAGTAGCCATACAATCCTTTCTACCCTCAGCCAGTGAGATCAAGAGGTTTGCTTTGGCTTGTGATTCATTCTCAATCCCAAGTCCAGGACCCATGATGAGATAATCAATTGCGATCTCGTCTCTATTGGCGAACAATCTGTAAGAAGTATTCAGATCACCCAGAGTAGCGGCCATACCACCACCAGCTTGATAATCAACACCACCTGCGAGTGTGTAAGTCACATTACCAAGTGACGAGAAGTCAACTCCTTGAGCATCTTGACCCCAAAGACCAGATGCTGTAGTGTTAGCCGTAAATCCACTGGAGAATCCATTAGCTAATGGAGTGGTTCCGTGGAAACCATCAACTGCTTGAGATGCGTTGTATCCAGCGTAAACATACTTGGAGTTTAGAGCCACATAATCCTTGTAGAAAACTCTAGTAGGATTGTCTGCATCTGCCGTAGCGTCTTCTGCTTTGGATAGACTGACGAACTTCTCAAGGATATTACCTTGAATACCAGTGATAGTACCCTTATCATCAACAACCACAACGTGAATGGCGTCGTTACGACCACTTCTGGATGATGAGAAGTTATTATCTACAGGTTTGGGAGCGATTGACTTCCAGAAGACAACCGAGTTGTCGAGACCCAGAGTCTGTTGTTCATACCAGTCAAGTTGTGAAGTGACTGCCGTTACAGATCCGTTACCAGTACCAATACCAGCGTTATCAACGAAAGTGATACCGTCAGATGCTTCAATACTAAGTGCTGGGTTAGCTTGTTGATAGTTCAGTTTGGTTTCAGTACCAGCTGAAGAAACCTGAGATACAATCTTAACATCGATTGTAGAGTTTCCATTGACAGCGTCGGTTGAAACACCAGTAATGATACCCTTCAGGAAACCATTGAACGTGGTGGTCGTACCAGCACCAGGAATGACTACATCAGCAAGAGCGGTAGTTACACCATTACCAACAATAGCTCCAGCTGCAAGGGGACTAGTAGTATTGATTCCCAGTCTTTGGTCAGCTGTATTATCAATAGTACAAATCTTCAGTCCGTCACCCCATGAACCAGGGTTCTTGGAAGCCCAAGTGAAAGTATTATCGTTCAGATGATTCTCTTCGTAATCATCGTAGTTATCGATTCTTAGTGTTGCGGAAGTTGCACCTACACCAGCATTGGCGTTGTTCAATGAACCACCACCGGTTCTTGCAACTTTCAGAATACCACCATAGCTCAAGAATGAACTAGCGGACATCCAGTATTCATACTGTCTATCTGTCGAAAGTGGCTTACCAAAAGTATTGATCAGCTCCTGCTCAGTCTCGATGGTGATTGGATCGTCTACAGGACCGATTGCAAAAGGTCCGGCAATTGCGCCAATATTATCAAGAACGTTTTCAGCTCTTCCTACTGTTAGATCAACTTCCCTGATAAGTACACCAGGAGATAATTGAGGAGTAGCCATTTGTGTCTCCTTAGTTCTCAGTTTTACCTGAAAATATTTATTGTTTTCGGTTATTTAAGTGAGAAAACACAGGGAAAACTACCAATCTGGATAGTAATGGTCAGGAGACCAGTTCTTATTCTTTCTTCTCTTCAAAGTTCTTTTAATTGAACAGGACTTACACTCGTATGAATATGATGATGGATTAAAACCTGATCTCTTCTTGTAGAATCCATCTACAAGGTTCTTGGTTTCACCACAAGTTCTACACTTTCTATCAGTGAGGAATAGTGGCCCTAGAGATAACTGATCATCTAGATCCATCACCAAGAATTCCACATGTAATCCATACCACCACCAGTGGTTCCATACTCATCATTTCTGGCTACAGTCCACCTGTCTCCATCACTATCTACAAAGCTAGAAGAATCCAACCCATCATCAATAAAACCGAATGGAGCCATGTCCTGTTCGATTTGGTTTTTCTGTTCTTCATACAACCTCTTGCGAACATCTTGATCTGTGAGTTCTTTGAAATAATCTTGTGCTACCAACCAAGCATAGATGACCAGACACATAGCCAGGTCATCATTACAACCTTCCTCAGCCTCAAAAGAGTTGGACTTAGAGATGAAGGTTGTCAACTCTGATATAATATCATAGTCACAGAAGAGAAGTTTGTCTTCCTCAATCATTGTCTTGAGGTTTAGTGATCCGACCTTTTTCACAGTCTTGGACATCTTAACACCAAGTTGTGTCTTATTACCAGAGAAACCCTGGCCCACAATCTGACCAGCTCTTCCTCTCATTGAACACATTAAAAGATTCTGATATTCCAGATCATACTGAAGAATAGAAGCTACCTGATCACCAACATCATTGACCTCACATAAGATAAAGGCTTGATTATAATTACGAGCCACCTCATAGATGACACTCGGGAACAACATCGGTTTGATAGTGTTGTCTCGATACTTAGCCACAACCTTGTGTGGGAAAGAGGTTATGTCAACAACAACAAAAGCAGAGTAGTCATTACCAACACCGCGTGCAACGTCAACAGTGATAGCGTAGTCATGTTTGTCAAGTGGCTTTTCATAAACATCCAATCCCGCATTGGTCTGAGAGGCCTTTTCAAATACCAGAGCCTTTAGTTTACTGGGTGCAATCAAAGTGTCAACCGATCCTAAGAATTCACACTCAAACTCAATCTTGAATTGTTGTTCTGATGTGTTGGCAATGGTCTGTTCTTTCCAGACCGCATCCCTACCAGGAACCTCTGACCAATGAACATCTGTTGGAATGTATTCGTTTCTGCTCTTCTCTGCATCAATCCACAAACGGTAGAAGTGATTCATACCGTGGGGGGTAGAGACGATAATTACTTTCGTGCTTTTACCTGAAGTGATAGTAGGATATACAGAGGCAAAGAATGCGTCAGCAACGTGATTAGGAACAAAGGCGAACTCATCCAGAAAAAGAATGTTAAAAGACATTCCTCGGACAGCTGAAGCGGAAGTTGATGCTGCGAGTATTTTCGATCCGTTTTCCAGTTCGATGTTTCCTTTATTCCAGACCAGAATGCCTTGTTGCATCCACTTAGGTAAGTTCTCATATGCAGTAGCTAACCTTGCTAATAGTTCCCTAGCAGTTGTGGCTTTGTTTGCCAGAATACCAATATTTACACTATCATTGAAGATGGCATAGTGAAGTAGATACGACACACAGGTGGTTGATTTACCAGTCTGTCGAGGCATCTTACAGATATTAAATCTGTTGTTATGGAAATTATTAATTAACTTCTCTTGAAAGTCATATGTCTTGAAGGGTTGAAGACCGTGGTCAAGAGTCACGATCTTCACATAGTTCTGTGCAAAATATACCGGATCTTCTCTACACTTAATATACTCTTCAATTTGATCTTGGGTAAATTCAATCGGCGTATTCGCCT